ATCATTATGACAATGTCAATGACTTCAATTGGCAATTATACAACAAAATTAACAAAAATAAATTTGTCAAAAATGCATCTACTACAGGCTTTATAGAACTTGCTATTGCTAATAATTTTAAATTTTGTAATCCGCATTATCCTGACACAGAAGCACATCAATGGTTCCTGGATGAATATATTTTACCCAAGTTGATGGATAAAAATTTGTTAAAATGATAAATGTAAAAGATTATGAAAACATAATTGATATTTGTGATAACCAACATGAAATAATGTTGATGGATCATCTGGACGGGTTTGATAAAGATTATAATTGTAAAATACTTAATACACTAAGCAATCACAAAGCAACCCAGGGCCTAATAGTTAATACGCAGTATCTCTTTAACAATGAAATTCAAACAAAGTTTAAGAACATAAAACTAGTTTTTGATTTAAACTTACAGATAAAAGGTGCGCATATTAATGCTTTTCAAAAATATAATAGGCATCCTCCAGTGCGTTACAAAAATTTTATTTGCAGTTTTAATGGCAGCGCCCATGTAAGTAGGCAACTATTGTCGTCGATACTTGAAAATCAAGGGTATTTTGATCCTCACTATTCCAGTAAAAATTTTAAAGGTACTAATGATAAAATATTAGGATATTTGAATAATTTAGATCTTACTGAAGACGAGATAGAACTATACGATAAGTTTTTTAAAAATACAGACGAGTTCAATGATACTGTTTATAGTTTTGGCCACGTTCGATTTGATCACGGTAACAACATCTATAATTTAGAATCTAAGTTAACACAAAGTTTTGTACACATAGTCAGCGAAACTATGGCTACAAGTTATTATCCTTTTGTAACTGAAAAGTTTTTGTATAGTATTGTTACCAGAGGTTTATTTGTAGCTTATGCACAACCAGGATGGCATGCGTATATAGAAAAATATTACGGATTTAAATTATACGATAAAATATTTGATTATTCATTTGACAGTATACAAAATCCAGTAAAAAGACTGATTAAGTTGATAGAAATGGTATCAAAATTTTCAACATTATCTACAGACGATTGGCAAGATTTATGCTTTGTGTTAGAGAAAGACACAATAGAGTACAATTATAATCATTATTTTAGTGGTGATCACATTAGATGGTTACAGCAATATGAATAATTCAGATATAGTGATGGCGTTTCCGGCATACGCTGGAGGCAAATTTATTTCTAACTGTTTATGTTTAAGCAAACATTGTCTACCAATGTATGAGGGATTTGATTTTACTAAAGTAAACGATTACGAATATAGGTTAGATACTGTGCTTAAGACATTGCCGCATAGTATTAATATGGATAAATGGCAAACTTATGAGTTTGGAGAACATGATATGTCCTCAAAATTCTACAAAACAGCTAAATCCATGAATTTGCGATGTTTTAGAACTATGCACTCATTTAATGCTAGGGTATTATCAGACTGGGATCCTTGCGAAATTGTCAAATTAATTCATTATAATAAATTTAGAAAGTTAGCATATTCTCTCAAAAAAGCTAATAAAAATGATTTACGTAGTGACGAAGACAGAATTAATTACAATCAAGTTGCTGGCGCTGAGTGGCCAACCTATGAGGAGATGGTTGCTTGCGGATTTGATACAAGAAAATTACACAAAGACTATAGTAAAATTTTAATTGACGAAGTAAATGAGTACTACCCCATAGGAAAAACTTTATACAGTATGCATTTATTTGATCAAAGTACCATTTTTGATAAAGAACTATTTTTGAATGAAATGTCAAACCTCTATCTTAATTTAAATTTAGATGATTATGACAGAAAATTAACTTGCATATTCCATGAAAAATATGCTACACTACACTACATAACATAACAAATAAGGAAATATTATGGCAAAAGCATTTGACGTAAGTAAATTTAGAAAAGATATTACTAAGAGTATTGACGGACTTAGTATTGGGTTCCACGATCCTACTGATTGGATTAGCACAGGATCACTTGCACTTAACTATCTTATTAGTGGAGACTTCCATAAAGGCGTTCCTATGGGCAAAGTTACAGTGTTTGCTGGGGAATCAGGAGCAGGTAAGAGCTACTTTGCTAGCGGTAACATTGTAAAGAATGCCCAAGCTCAAGGTATCTTTGTAGTATTAATTGATTCAGAGAACGCACTTGATGAATCATGGTTGAAAGCACTAGGTGTTGATACTGATGAGAGTAAACTACTTAAACTAAGCATGAGTATGATTGATGATGTTGCGAAGACCATTAGTACCTTCATGAAAGACTATCGTGCTATGGCAGAAGAGGAACGCCCTAAGGTGCTGTTTGTACTTGATAGTTTAGGAATGATGATGACACCTACTGATGTTAATCAGTTTGAAGCTGGTGATATGAAAGGTGACTTAGGACGAAAACCCAAAGCACTTACAGCACTAGTGCGTAATACAGTTAACATGATAGGCAGTTATAACGTGGGAATTGTTGCCACTAATCACACATACGCATCGCAAGATATGTTTGACCCAGATGATAAAATCAGCGGCGGACAGGGTTTTATCTATGCATCAAGTATTGTTGTTGCCATGCGCAAACTTAAACTTAAGGAAGACACGGACGGCAATAAGGTGTCCGATGTCATGGGAATTAGGGCAGCATGTAAGGTTATGAAGACCAGATATTCAAAGCCGTTTGAAGGCGTCCAAGTTAAAATTCCATATGAATCAGGAATGGATCCGTATAGTGGATTGCTTGATATGTTTGAGAAACAAGGCTTATTAACTAAACAGGGCAACCGCCTCAAGTACACAACACATGCTGGCGATGAAATGCTGGAGTTCCGCAAGGGCTGGACTGGTGATAAACTTGAAGTTATCATGTCAGATATTTCAAATGGTTTGCTAAATAATCCTGCAGAGGAGTCTGTCCAAGAAGAACAAGATTCAGAAGCTATTGAGGAATAAAACGAATATGGAAGAGGATGAAATTCTAGTAGAATCATGGCTAATCCTTAAAGAGTATATTAAAGATAAACAGCAGGCCGCTGACCACTGGATTGGTGCACTTATAGATACCGGTTTGCCTGAAGAAACTATCAGTGCTCTTGCAGGCGCAGACAAGTATCTCAAGCAAGCTGTTGAATATAGTGGTGGGCTTGAGGAAGAAAATGATTTTGACGAAGATGATGGCGACTGGTGATTGACAAATCACATAAAACATATATAATAGTGATATGGCAAATTGGTATACTATAGTATCTAACGATTTAAGTAAGATTCCAGACTTTATAGAGCACTATGAAAACGAACTAGAAAGTGCACGTAAAGAGGTAAGTGTTCATGGTCTTGTAGAAAAAAGTATTAAAGAACTTCCAGCAAGCACAGAGATACGATTCGGCCAACTACAAGAGATCGAAGCAGTACTTAATCATCTTAATATACAATTACGTAAGATAAGACGTAAACATTTTACCAAATATTTAGAAAACTATCAACGTGCTCTTAGTTCACGTGATGCTGAAAAGTATGTGGATGGCGAGGATGAGGTAGTAGACTTTGAGACTATTATTAATGAAGTAGCACTGATACGTAACAAGTGGCTAGGTATTATGAAGGGTTTGGAAAGTAAAAACTTTATGCTTGGCCATATTGTCAGATTGCGCACAGCAGGGATGGAAGATGTCCAAGTTTAGTAATTTAACAGTAAATAATTCCGCATACAATCTTTTGTCAGAAGTAGAGCAACATAAAGAACAGTTTAATATTGAAAAATTAAGTCTACTCAAAAGCATGCGAGAAAAACAAGTAAGTGCTGCTGGTTGGAAGCGTTATAGAGATGTTCAAAAAATGTTTAGTACTGCGGACGAGTATCTAAATGAAGCACATATAGAAGCACTAAGTGCAGTTAAACGACCAACAATAAAAAGTATTAATAAGATATTCCATAACCTAGAATTGTTTGATCAAACTTGGCAGAACGCTAGGCAGTGGGCATTAATAGGAGTTCTTAGTTAATGTTTGCAAGCGCAGAAGAAAGTCACGCTCATAGTAGAGAAACACTAGAGCGATTTGCAGATCATTTAGAGTTTATAAAAAGCATAAAAACAGTATGTGACATAGGGTCAGGTAAAGATCAGCTTGATATTAACTATTGGGCGAACTTAACAGACCAAGATCCTGACAACCCTACGCCATTAAACATCAAATGCATTGCATTGGACAAACACCGTCCTCCTGATTTAAACCAGAAAAATGTAAGACGTATTGGGCATGACTTCAATGCTGATCTTAGTGTTATTAACGATGAGTCTCAAGACATTGTTTGGTGTCACGACAGTCTACAGTATGCATATTCACCACTTGACGTGTTATTTGAAATTAATCGTATACTAGATCCAGC